CATTAAAGGAAACGGTGCGGACAGCGGGGGCGCTGTTTTCTGTTGCTGTATAACTTGGGGTATAAGAAAAGGTCGCCATAATTAAGCAGCTAAAAGGCCCCCCGGTCTTTGTTCTTGAACAATGGTATTTTTAACGGCTGCCGCGATTACTTGACCTAGCATTTTCCCTTCTTGATCGCCGCTTGTTTCTGTTCCTGAACTATCAACATTAACAACAATATTATTAGTTGTTCCTCCTCCTGTTGCTTCTACACCTAACCGCCCACCCTTTCCACGCTTTAGGGGCATGATGGCTTCAGGACTTCCCCCTTCTCCCATGATTCCAAATTTGCCTGAACCTCCCATCGCGAACATTGTGGGCCTATCAACTACGCCCCCCTTTGAGTAAGCCGTTATTTGATTACCATTTTCAAACACGCCACCTTTTGCAAAACCCAAACCAAAACCGGCCATGATCGGCTTAATTATCATTGACCTAATCGCTATTCGTGCCATATCAGCAATAATTGAACGCGCAAAATCTTTAAAAGCTAGTTTCCCAGTTAATACAAAATCTGTTAAGGCGTCAGCCATCGAATCTATTCCTTTTACCACCACATCGGCCATACCTTCTTCAACTGTTTTAATTGATTTGCTAAACTTACCCAACTTAGTTTTCATATGATCGCCAAAAGTTTTATCAAGGGAACCATTTAAATCATCAGATCCTTTTTTTAATCCTTTTAATTTTGTTATATTGCCTTCTAATGAAACTGTAACTTCCTCGATTTTTGGCTTAATAGCTTTTAGACCTAATTCTTTTTCAACATAAGTCGCTACGTTTTCTTGAAAAATTTCGTTAACAGCATCATTAACTAGATGTTCCCAAGGTTTTTGTTTTCCTAAGAGTCCAAGTCTCGGAAAGTTTTTTGGCATATCTTCCATCGTGTAAACGCCAGCCATTTCTTTCGCTCTTTGTTCTGCTCTGTTATTACTTGCAGGTAAACCGAAATTTCTTAGGTTTCCATCTTTGTCAGTAATACCTTTTGCATTTAATAAAAGTTGGTTTCTGACTTCCTTAAATTGATCACCCGTTTTAACTTGAATAGTTGCTAAATTCCTTTGCGTTGCAAACACCGCATCAAACCATTCAAACATATTTTTTAAACTGTCAATAATCCACTTGAAAACAGGCTTTAAAGCTATTTCGATATTTTTAGCAAAAACGACCATATCATCACTAATTGCATTTAAACCATCAGTTACAACCCCAAATAATTCAGTCGTTCCCTCTACTAATGGTTCCATAAACGGCTCAGCCGCCCCGCCTAATGCTTCATTAAAGTCTCTTACCTTTTGACCTAACGTATCAAACGCACCTGCTAAACCTGTTGCCGCTGCCCTTGCTGCGCCCTTATAACTTCCTTCAACGATCCTAAGAATT